TGTCAGTGGATCAACAACAAGCGTAAACGAAAAGTAAGCATTAGGATCGACTACAGCGACGTGTGGTCCATGGACAATACGCTTGCGTTAATTATTGTACCGATGCTCGAAAAGCTTCGGGAAAATGTAGTCGGCGGTCCTTTTGTTAATGATGAGGATGTACCCGAAAATCTTCGAAGCACTGCTGCTCCTGCATTGACTGAAGAGCAAAAGAATTGTGGCCATACCGATGATAATTGGTTTAAGCGTTGGGAATGGGTGCTTGATGAAATGATCTGGACATTCAAGCAACATTCGGATGATAGTTGGAAGGAGCAATACGAATCTGGCACTTCTGATTGGACGCTAGAAAAGGACAAAGTTACACAAGCTACCCATGTCAAGCATGGACCCAATCATACCTTTAAGCTTGATATTGAAGGTATGGAAAAGCATCGTGAGAGGATGAACAACGGCCGCCGCCTCTTTGCAAAATACTACGAATCACTTTGGTATTGATGAAGGAATATAGATATGCGAATTAAGAATCCTATGATTGAGAAGCCGATTATCCCTATGCGCTACGACTTTGCTCGAGCCGGTAAGAATGGAACTCTGATTGCGGTAATTATGGATGAGTCCGGTAGTATGTCACCGGTACAAAATCAGACCATTGCTGCATTCAATGAGTTTGTACTTGGCCAGAAGAATGCCAGTAAGGATGCTGGTGCGGCCTATATGACTCTTGTTAAGTTTGATGCTCCGGACATTCATACGGTTTATTCTAATCGACCGATTGAGGAAGTTCCGGATTTGAACACCGAGACGTACTCACCTCGTGGTGGTACCAATCTACTTGATGCTGTTGGTCACACAATGGCTAAGGTGCAGAATGCACTGTCTATTCAGAAAAATATTGAATTGCGGCCGGGTGTGATTGTGCTGATTATGACCGACGGTGAAGAGAATAGTTCTCAGCAGTATACTCGTGATGAGATCAAGAATATGGTCAAGTCTGCTGAGGATTCCGATTGGACCTTTACTTTCCTTGGCGCCAACATTGATGCTTTTGCTGCCAGCGCTAAGCTTGGCATGGGCAATCACAACACCCTGCAGTATAACGTGAACAACATGGGCGGAACCATGTGGGCGGCTAGTGAAATGGTAACTGCAACGCGTTCTGCAAAGATGAAGGGCATGGATACTCAGGCTCTCTATGCATCGGGCCTCTATAGCGACGATCAACGTAATAAGGCCAAGTAATGGAAAGTCTTTCTAAGCCTGCACGATTCTCTTCCGACGTGTATAAGCTTATCAAAGAGAAGGACATGAACTACATTGATGCTGTAGTTCATTGGTGTGATGTGAATATGGTGGATGTTGAACTTGCGGCATCCCTTATCAAGCGGGATCCCAATCTACTTTGTGAGATTCAGCTTGATGCGGAGAGTCTTAATTACCTGAAGAAGACTGCTAGGCTGCCTATATGACTCCATTTGAGGTGTATGTAGACTATCTTGCTCTCAAGAATCACTTCACCACCGAATGGTATGACTACATCAAGTACAATGGAAAGACCAAAGCAAATGCAGAATCTTTCCAGACTAGAAAAGACCGAATGTTCTTCGAGAAGTTGGCTAAGCATAGAGATCCTCACAGTCTCATGCTTGCTAACTTTGTGGCCAATCCAAAAGTTTGGGCAAGGGATTTAGCTTACTCTCAGGAATGTGAGCAGACTTATTTGGATTGGCTCAAGAAAACTCAGGCTCTGGCCAATACGGTGCGGAACGATTTGAGTCACTTTAACTCTGAGTTCAATAGCAACTTTATAGTCAAGGACAACTATCACCCCAGATGCCTTCAGCTGTACTTGGGTGGTGATATCACCAGAGAAACATTCACTGTTGTTGTGGATGTTACTGGTTGCTTTAAGTACTGGGACAAGAATCTTGCTGATGACATTATGTGGCAGGATACTAAAATTGGATATTTAAAGTATATCCCATTTCTGAAGTATGATAGAGCAAAGATAAAGAAAGTACTCATAGAATACTTTGGAGAATGACTAACAGTTGACTTCTCTATAGAAAGTGATATATATAGTATCAGGGTAACTGACCGGCTGTGATAGTACCCTCCGCCAATAAGTTATTGGTATGGCGCAATGCCATGACAACGGTGGCCGGATCTTATACATACAAAACATACGATACATACGACCTTAACATACGAAATATACGGAGATATACATGGTAGATTTTTCTTCTCTTAAGAACCGCAGCGGCAAGAGCTCTCTTGAGTCTCTAACGCAGGAACTCTCAAAGCTCAACACTCAAGGTGATGGTAAGAATTCAGACGATCGGTTCTGGTATCCTGCCGTCGACAAGGCTGGTAATGGTTACGCTGTAATCCGTTTCCTTCCTGCTCCTGGTGATGAGGAACTTCCTTTCATTCGGATGTTTGAGCACGGCTTCAAGGGTCCGACTGGGCTGTGGTACATTGAGAACTCTCTGACTACTGTTGGTAAGCAAGACCCTGTTGGCGAGCTTAACTCTAAGCTCTGGAATGAGTCGACCGACGACGAATCTCCTGGCCGTAAGCAGGCTCGTGCTCAGAAGCGCAAGCTCAACTACGTCTGCAACATCTACATCGTGCAGGACCAGGCCAATCCGGAGAACAACGGTAAGGTCAAGCTGTTCAAGATTGGTAAGAAGATCTTTGACAAGCTGAATGAGGCTATGAATCCGCAGTTTGCAGATGAGAAGCCGATGAATCCTTTCGACCTCTGGGATGGTGCTAACTTCAAGTTGAAGATTAGGACTGTTGAAGGCTATCGTAACTACGATAAGTCTGAGTTTGCTAGCCCTGAGCCTTTGTTCGCGGATGACAAGAAGCTTGAGGCAGTCTGGAAGTCTGAGCACCTGCTTCAGCCGTTCCTGGCTCCGGAGAACTTCAAGAGCTACGATGAACTTAAGACTCGACTGAACAAGGTTCTTGGCCTTGAAGGTAATGGTGGGACTTCTCCCTCTGCTGCTCGACAGGCCGCAGCGGCACGTAAGCCTACTCCGACTGAGGACGATGCTCCTTGGCAGGATCCTAAGCCTCAGCGTGCAGCACCTTCTCGAGGTGAGATTGCCGATGACGATGAGGACCTTGAGTTCTTCAAGCGTTTGGCAGAATAAAGACTAACTATACTGGGGAGCCTTTCGGCTCCCCTTTTAGTTTAAGCTGCCATATCAAAGAGTCTAGCATATCTTTCAGCAGCATCTTCAGGTTCAACAAGACCTGGATCATTTGGATCGCTGGAATTATATGCTGGCGGTGGAGTGGATGAATTGCTAGCGCCACCTCCTGACATATCAATGACGTTCGGGGCTGAAGCAGCTGCCGGCGTTCTCTCCGCAATAGCATTATCACGACTTGCTCCTTCTACAGCTGCACCATCAGTTGCTGGAGCTGCCATCATTTGTGCTGGTGCAGCTGATTGTTCGGATGATGGAGCAATGCTTGCAGCCGCAGTGGCAGGAGTAGACGCTACGGGTGATGCGTCGGATGATGATGGAGCAGGTTCTGGTGTTTGACTTGGCGCAGATTGAGCAGATTGTGATCCAGATATACCAAGCAGTGGTGCAGGATCAATCTTGGTGCCGTTGCGTATTGCCTCAAAGTGTAAATGAGGACCAGTAGATCTACCAGTATTACCCGATAGCGCTATCTGTTGACCAGCGGTGACTTGTTGACCCTGTTGTACGCCAAATGAAGATAGATGTGCATACAACGTATCAATACCATTATCTCCACGAATACGGATCATATTTCCATATGAAGGAGATTCCCGTACTTCAACAACTGTTCCGCCATGTGCTGCCACGATCGGAGTACCTACTGGGACACCATAATCAATGCCTTTGTGATCGCCCATAGAGCGCATACCAAATGGTGATGTTACTCTTCCCGATGTAGGTGTAACTAGTCCTGTAGATGATGCAGCCCCTGCAGCTGCACCCATGCTAATAGCCGCAGGGGTGGCAGACATTGCAGTTTCCCTTGCAACAGCTTGACCTGCTGGTGCAGGCATTGATGCAAGAGTAGCTAAAGGATTAGGTCCAGGTGCACCAGGAGAAGAAGGTGGCTGAGATGGTGTTGCTGTAATAGAAGGTAGCTTAAATTCTATACTATTACCTGAGAAGGTAACTTTTCTGGCTCTCAACACTAAGTTTCTGTTTGAAAACAAGTCTGGATTAGATTCATATTCTCTTGCAAGGAGCTCAGCTTCTCTGACAGCTTCGTTGACTACTACGTCATCATCTTTAGCAATATTTCTTTCTGGTGCATTAAGATTTTTTGTATTTGCTGATCTATCATTTCCAGTTGATGTAATTGGTTCTTTTGCTAACAATATAGGTTGTGCATTATCATCAGCAATATTAGTCAATGCACTGGATGATATGAGATTACTATCGGCAAGTTCAGCTGCTGATGTTTCCTTTGCTTGTGTACCAGCCAAAGCTTCTGTTGAAGGTTGTACTTGTTGAGTTGCCGGTGGTGTTTCTATAGGCCCAGATACCTGTGGTATTGGCTGTCTCTCACCTGGGTTAGCTTTAAAATAATCTCTAATTCTGCTTTCAATAAGCATATTGTTGTCAGGGATTCCACGCGGATACAATCCACGCAAATGATTAATAACTTCTTCATAGCGATTTGGTTGACGATCTCTATTAACATAGGCTCGTACTAATCTTTCTGTTGAATTTGTAACTTCAATTGATGCAGAAGGCACTGCTTGTGTTTGAGGCACTGCAGATGTAGCAGTATGTTGTATACTTGATTCTGGTAAAGATGGGGTTGTAGGCTCTGGAACTGATTGTGGTACTATTTGAGTTTGCGTTCTTGGAGAGTCGAGTAATCTTGCTAGTCTATTCTCCATGCCCATTTTGGTTGCAACGTCATCAATTGAACCAGACCCACTTGCTACTCTAGTAGCAATATATTGTTGAAGTGTATCTCTTACTTGATTGTATTCTGGCGATCCGCCAGTTATCCCTCTTTCTCTAAGACGAGGATGTACCCTCAAAAACTCATCTAAAAGTCGTGAACTTCTTTCATCAAGTATGGTAGAAGGCATCACTTGTGTTGCTGCAGGCACTTCGGGAGTTGCTGGTACGGGAGTAGCTGGCACTTGTGTTGCTGGCGCCTGAGATGCTACTGATGGTACAGAAGCTGCGGGTGCCACTGACATTGCTGAAGGGACAGATACTGCTTGAGGTGCTGTTTGTGGTTGAGGCACAGATGCTGTAAGTTCAGCAGGTACAGCTGCCACCGCGGCTGGTGATATTGCGGTGGGTGTAGCTGAAACAGCTACAGGTTCACGTGTTGCAGTTGAGACATTTTCTCTTTGTTGTCTGTCATATTGCTCAAGAACAGCAGCAGGATATCTCTGTCTGCCGTTCATCATGATGCCAGCTTCTATAGCAACCATTTGATTGGATGTTAATGCCTGCCCTGGTATCACGGGCTGATGAGCAATTAACATGCCTATAGGGGATTGACGGATTCTTCTACTGGTGAAGTTACTTTCTAGAATCCTTTCGGCAATATCCTGACTACCAGAAGGCCTTATTTGTCTAACAAGAGATTCGGCTAGTTCTCTAGCATCATTGTCGTCTTGTAACTGCTTGCCTCTTAAAAGGCGACGCACCATGCCTATTTGTGTAGAAGTCAATTCAGGAACGGAAGCCGTAGCAGTCGGAGCAACAGCAACTGTTGTGCTTTCAGTTGGTGTCAAAGCAGCTCTTGAGCCTGCAATTACTGGTGTTAGTGTTGCTGTTGCCGCCGGTAACGCTGCTGGCGGTGTAGTTAATTGCGAACCTATAACTTGAGCTCTAACATTTTCAAGCGCTTGACGATTGTTATCCGCAAACGTTATTGTAGGCCCTCCACCTGCAGGCATATAGCCAACAACTCGACCATCTAATCTAACTGGTGTTGCGTCTTCTGGTATTTGCGGTTCTGTAGAATTTATTGGTTGTTGTGTAGATTCTGGACGTAATCCTAGAGCATCAACGTCAGCATCATCCGGAGTAGCAACCATAGCTGCAGCTGCTTCACTTGTGGTAGAAGTAGCTTGTGGTCTACGTCTACCGGTAATTCTAGGCTGCGTACCAGAGCTTATGCGCGGCGTAACAACAGATGATGGAACTGCATCTGGTGTCGATGTAGGGGTTGGCTGTGGTACTTGTGATGCAGTAGGAGTTGGTATGGATACCTGTGGCTGCAACTCAATTGTACGTACAAGATTAGATAACTCTGCTCTATCTTCAGCTCTAATACGGCGTTCTGCTTCCATTTCAGGAGCAAAATCATCACCGCGTGCAATATTTTCTCTAATGTATTGCTGATACCTTGGATCACGCCTAGGATCAGAACCACCAGTTAATTGTATAAACCGATTGTATGTTTGAGCATCTACTTCTCTACTATTAATATAGTGCTTTCCATCGGCAGTTCTTTTGTATTCTACAGAAAGATTACCGCCTGTCCCAGCACTGCGAAAACTTCCATTTTCTGGTCTTGTACTTTGAGCTTGTGGTACGGGAGTGGCTGCTGGAGCAGCAGGCGGGGGCGGAGGTATTGCAGCTGCTGTGACTTGAGTTCTAGATGGCAAAGTAGAAGTTGTAGGTGCGGCGGCTGGAGCATTAGCATTATTACCTGGAGTACTGACAGGTTGTTCTCTTGTTTGCTGTCTATCTCTTTGCTGTATCATCGCCGAGGCTTCGGCGCGAATATCATTCTGAACGTTCACATCATCCCTAAAAGAAGTAGGATAGCGCTGTATCAGTCTTTCATATACTTGATCTTCAGTCTCTCCCTCACGTGCAATTTCTACTTGCTGATTTGATTCTCTTTGCGGATTTTGAGATTGTACTTGTGGTATAGCTGGTGTTGAAGAAGGGCTTGTTTCCCCTCCTACAATATTGCCAACAGCTCGTGCTGCTCCAATTCCCGCTAGTAGAGAGAGACCAATTGCATGACTCCTCCAATTTGTTGGTATTAGGCTATTAAGACCACCAAGAATACCACCACTGCGATTGTTGCCACCATTACGGCCACTACCACTTCCTCCACCAGTTATAGATGAATCTTTGATTTTATTTTTTAATTCACCTAGTAACTTTATAGTAGTTTGCTGTTTATCCAAAAGAGAATCAAATGATACAGAAAGCATATCCAGCTTGTCTATATTTCTAGCAGTTCTATTATTGTCTACAATTCTATCTCTATTTGATTTTGCTTTATCGTTCTTGATAAAGTCAACGAGAAGCTTTACAGATTCAGGAGAATCTTTGTTCTTTTCTTTAAAGAAGTCTTTTGATGTTTGCTTGGGCTCATCAGTCTGCTTAGACTTGATAATATCAACTTTGGCAGTCTTTACTTTACCTGTGATCTTGTCAAGAATAAGAACTTGATCATCATCAGTCAACTGTACTTTCTCGGCTAGGAGTTCCTTTTTAACTCTATCTCTAGCATTTGTTACGTATGTATCTCTGTCAGATTGATTGGGGAATAACTTTTCGGCAATAGCCTTTAGCTCGTCAAGATATTCACGAACATCCTCAGTAGTTAGCTGTCTTGTTGATTTAGATGCACGTGCCGTCATGGGCGGCAAGCCCATGTTACTTCTTCTATCGTTTATCTTTTTTGTTTCGTTAGTATCTGACATTTTACAATACCTGTGCTTCTAATCTTTTATTTAACGGTACTTCACCCATTGCTGTTCTAGATTGTGGTATATTGGAAGCTGGAGCATTGACATTGGGAGGAGTTACAATTACAGAAGGTGCGGCGCCACTATTTCTTAAACGTGCTTGGTCACTGACTGCTGCTTCCGTTCCAGCTGTATTGAGAGCTAGACCATCGGAAGCCGCTGGGACCGAAGGAGCAGTTGGAATAGCTGCAGCTGTAGCTGTCGAAGGTTGTTGTAATACCTCAACTCTTCCGACTCTAAATCCTTCTACACGCTCCATAGCATTTAACATGCTTGTACGCTGAGCAGAAGTCAAAGATTGCATTGGTGTGCTAGGTGTTGCACCAGTGGCTTGTACTACCGAGTTAATATATGCAGCTGTATTGTTTTCTGATGGCGGGGCGTATCGTGTTATTGCTTGTCCTATATTGAGGTCACGATAATTTCTGCCTTCAAAAATTAATGCTTCCTTTGCTGCTTTTCCTGCTTGATAAGACGGGAAGATTGCAAATCTACCATCAGTGCCAATGGCACCAAATCGTCTAGAAAAATCACCAAATTCTATGTTACCTGGGTTATTGTTTCGCCAGTTTCTAGCACCTGTTCTTCTTTCAACACGGCCATCAGAATAACGAACCACTGTAAAACCTGCACCTGCTTGAACAACTTCTGTTATTTGTCCTTGACTAGAAGTACTTTCTGAAGATGAACCAGAAGAAGCAGCTGCAGTAGGCATAGCAGTGGTTGTAGAAAGAGAAGGCATTGCCATCTCCCCAGCCACTGGCGTAGCGCTTGGCATTGATGCTGGCGCACCAGCAGTAGATGTGCTTGGTGTGGCCATGGCTGTTGTTGGCGGGGTCGATGCAAGATTTGCTGATGTCGATGCTGATGTTGAACTTGAAGTACTAGAGGAAATAGGTGTAGCGTATGATGAATCATTAGTATTAGTAGATGGCAATGGCTGCTGTGTTGGGGCTGCACCAAATGTTGGTGCATCTTCTCTTATAACATTTACTTCACCATCAAATATAATATCTTCCGCCTCAATAGCCAATTCATTGAATTCGGTTCTAGACAACATGTCAATTAGGTTTTCTGGATAAGGCAGATCGCTTGAATGTGTGCGTGCATCACTATCATCGATACCTATAGCAGAGTTTTTACCCACAGCAATAGCATCTTTTGCTGGGCCTTGTTCGTCATCAAGCAGTGATGCTGACAAGCGAGTTTCTAGTTCAGATCTAGTATTATCTGGGGTTGGTACATTATTAAGCAATTCTTGTGTTTCTTGCCCGCCCTGAATTATTGCTTGGCCTGCTTTATCCATTAAGCTATTTGCTTCAATGCGTTTGCCAGGGTTGGCTCTCAGATAATCCCTAAGCAAGCTTTCATTAAGAAAACTACTTCTTGCTAATCCATTAGGGAGAAGTCCAATCATGGCTTCCATAACTTCTTCAAAGCGCTCAGGCTGTCTGGCCATGTTCAGTCGGCTACGAACCAGGCCTCTGAGATCTTCTACATGACCTGTTGGCCATACTCGTTCTGCATCAGCTATTGTTCTTGGTCTAGTACTTTCTGTTGCAACTGGAGTAGCAGCAGACACTTCTGAAGAAGCTGGTGTAGGTGATGACGGCTGAACAATTGAACTAGTAACAGCCAATCTTCTTCGTTGATCTTCTCTAACTCTGCGATTATAATCACGTGTACTTTCACCAGGAGTTCTTATAACTTCATTATCTTGTTGAGTTATTGGTTGTATCTGCTGTGCTACTGCTGGTGTTGCAGGTACTGGTGGTATAACTGGTGTTGCTGGTGTTGCAGGTACTGGTGTTACTGGTGTTGCAGGTACTGGTGTTACTGGTGTTGCAGGTACTGGTGTAGCTGCTGAAGGTTGTTGTTCTCTTCTTCTATAAGCTTGTGCAAATGCTGCTTGATTTTCTTGTACAAGATTATTGAGAATATTTTTGGCACCACGTGCACTTGTTCTATTTCTCAGATTAATTTGAGATTCATCAGAAATAATCTCTAGCACTGCTACAATGTTTGGATCAACAGAGCTTCTGAATTGTTGATCTGCTAGTAAATTTCTTATTTCTTCTTGATCACGTGTTGTCATATCCCTAGTACTAGGAGCTCTAGGAGGACTATCGTTTAGTACGCTGGATGCAACCGTTTCACCTATCCATGCTCCAACTTGTGATCCTGCAAAAGAACCAACAACACCACCTATGGTTCCTAATACAAGGGATCCGATACCAAACATCGGTGCACCGATTGCAACTCCGATTGCACCCAATGCAGCAGCTCCTGCTGTGGATCCTAGAAAAGAACCAAAAGCAGCGCTGTATTTTTTCTTATATTCTTCTTGATTGATCTGGTTTGTTGAGTATTCGTACTCAATCTGATCCAATTCAGTAACAAGCATAAGCCCATCAATTGCAGTGAATATTGCACCTAATCCAGCTGCTTGCAATCTTGATGCTGTGAGTCCTCTTCCAGTTTGTCTAGGCGTTGCAGAAGATTCTACTGACGGTGCTGTTACTCTTTGTGCATCTGGTCTTGCCGGTACTTCAGGTACTCTTGGTACTTCAGGTGCTACTGGTGCTCTTGGTACTTCAGGTGCTACTGGTGCTCTTGGTATCTCTGGTGCTACTGGTCTTGTTGCTTCTGCTACTGGTCTTGCTTGTACTTCAGGTACTCTTGGTACTTCAGGTACTCTTGGTACTTCAGGTACTC